TGTATTGCTGATCAATCCGCAATGGATAAAGCGAAAGAGTTCAATAATAACTTCTTGGCAAAAATCCCTAACGATGAGCAGGGAAGATTATCATTTTGGAACTTTATTACAACGTACAATAAGGATTTTTTACAGGATAAAAAACGTGTGATTACTAATTATGATCCGTCTAAAACCGAAGTGTTCAAAATTGACAAAAAGAAAATCGGTTGCAAAGAGTTTTTAGAGGGCGTTAATGCTTTTGAGCAGTTGTATTTGACAACTGTTTTTGTTTGATAATAGGGGGATAGAATAATGGCAGTTACTATACTAGCCGAAGATGTTTTACGTGGTAACTTGGCGCAATGTACTATCGTTGCAAGCGGCAACCGTTATAACTTTATGCAAGCCAAAGATGTAGAATGCGTAGTAAAAAAGACGATTAAAGAAGTTCAAGCATTAGGTACAACGCTTGACCAATTCAAAGCAACGCGCGGCAGTGGTTCAGGTTCGGGTAATTTTTACTTTAACACTCCCATCTTTCATAAAATGCTTGCAGAGTTTAAAGCTACCGGCAAGAACATCTATTTTGATATGGAGATGATTATAACTGACCCGGACAGCGCAGCAAACGGCATGAAGTGTATTATTAAAAGATGTTTAACAACTGAAGACTTAATCGCAAAGTTCAACAGTAACGGCGATTTATTAGAAACTAAATTAGAGTTCAATTTTGGTGATTATGAGATACCGGAATTATTTAAAGAAACTTCCGGTCATATGTTTGGTAACTAAAAGGAGAGAAAAGAAAAGATGGATAATATAAAAAATAATAACATACCATTTGCCGAAGATTATTCGGCATTTTTAACAGCTAAACCAAAAGATGGAGAGGTGAAAACTATTACGGTGATACCATCTAATGATTATAAGGGTGCAGACGGAAAACCTGTAAAGTGGAAGCTCCGCAAACTCTCTACTAAAGAGTTCACGGAAAGTAAAGCCGGTTGTTATCAGATAATGGGAATGGCAAAAGTCTTTGACGCTGATAAATATTCATTAAACTTGGTAATAGAATCTCTAGTTTATCCTAATATGAAAAACGCCGCTATTCAAGACCATTACGGAGTAACGCAACCCGATGAGTTATTGATGGCACTACTGCCGGATATGAACGATTATATGAAGCTATTAAACGCATTTAATGAGTTACACGGTGATGTGAACCAAGGAATAGAGGCAGATATTAAAATCGTAAAAAACTCATAGAGCGAGGTGACAGAGAAGCCTCGCTTTGCTATTATGCTTGGGTAGTTCATAATAGATTTCCGAATGAAGTTCTAAAACTGCCTTACGAAGAATTAATTAGCTTATATGCTTTCGCCTTGATGGAAGCAGAAACTCAAAATAAAGCAACCTAATAATCATATGACAGATACTACAATAAAAACTACAATCGTTCTAGCTGATCAATTTTCCGATGTAATGGATCAGATTAGCCAAAAAATAACCGCGACAGAACAGCGCATAGTAAAATTAAGTAATGCTGTGCCGCCCGCGTCAAAATCAATAAGAGAGTCTTTAGAAAACGTATGCGGCACAGTAACTAAATTAGCCGGTGTTTTGGGTATAGGTTACCTTGTAAGCAAAATTGTTGATTTAAATGCTGCTTTTTCTCGTATGGATACGATGAATAATTACAAGCGCACCATGGAAGCTATAACCGGAGATGCCGGTATTGCAAAAGCCTCTTTAGATGAGCTAAAAAGTCATGTACTAGGAACAGCATATGGTTTAGATGTTGCGGCGAAATCAACGCAAGGTTTTGTTACTCGCGGCATGGATATAGGGAATGCAACTAACCAAGTAAGGATATGGGCTGATGCAGTATCATTTTATAGTGACGGAACGAATGAATCGTTATCCGGAACTATTGAAGCATGGCAAAATATGTATGCTACGCAAAAAGTCACCATGGATCAGCTGAACAGAGTAATTGGTCAAGGTATCCCTGTAGTTGAGATATACGCTAAAGCTGTTGGTAAATCAACCGCCCAAGTGATGAGTGATATATCATCAGGTTCAATGTCAGCCGCTCATTTTATGGGCATAGTATCAAAGGCAATGGACGAAGGCACAAACGGTGTTTTGAAAATAGCCGGTGAGGCGAAAAAAGCAGGTGGTTCATGGGCAACGACTTTCGCTAATATGAGAGCAGCTGCAACGCGCGGTATAATATCCATCATAGAGGCAATAGATAAGGGCTTAGCAGCTGCCGGAATGGGCAGTATAATGGATAACCTCGTAATGATTGGCGGAAAAATAGAAGAGGTATTTAATAAGATTGCTGAAACCGTAACCCCGATAGTAACCAATCTTGCAATATCAATAATATGGGTTGGCGATAACCTATCATTGATAATGCCTGCTATTGCAATTGTAACCTCTTTATTCGTAGCGCAGAAAGTAGCAATATTAGGTGTGGTTATTGCAGAAAAAGCTCTAATAATAGCAAAAGGAATTACAAACGCTATAATGCTGATAGGAGAGTTTCTTTATGCGCGTTCCATTGGTGCAACCTTTGGCCAAGCATTAGCATTAACCGCTCAAACAGCAGCACAACAAGGGCTGAATATCGCAATGTATGCTTGCCCTGTAACATGGATAATAGCGGCGATAATTGCGCTGATAGGCATTGTATTTTTAGTAGTAGCAGCTATCAACAAATGGACTGGCACGACTTATAGCGCAACAGGTATTATTGCCGGAGCTTTTGCATGGTTAGGCGGTTTAATAGTAAACATCTTTGTTTTAGCACTAAATTTTATTTTGGATATGTTTGTAAATCCGATAATAGCAGTTTTTGGTATAGTAGCCAATTTCTTAGCGAATGTATTTAAAAACCCTATCGGAGCAATTAAGGGATTGTTTTTAGATTTAGCTAATTACGTTATCGGTAAATTAAAGAGCATAGCACAATTTATTGACGGCGTTTTTGGCAGTAATTTAACTTCTGCTCTTAATAAATGGTCAGCCGGTATCGATGCGAAAAAATCAAAACTGGGTTTGACTGAAGTTGTTAATACGCAAGGCATTCGGATAGGTAGCGTAGATCAAAAAGCATGGTACGGCGCAGGTTATAAATTCGGTGCTAATTTAGGTGATAAGTTCAGTTCCAAAGTTAATACAAAAGAAGAAAAGCCGCCGCCCGGACTTCCGACAGGTAAGATGGTAGACAGTTTGGGAAATATTGATAAGAATACCAAAAACTCCGCAAAGTCTAATAAAGCATTAGAAGAGCAGATAAAATATATCAAAGATTACGCTGAACGTCGGGCTATTCAGAATGCCGCAACTTCAAAGACCATTGTTGTTGATATGAGAGATGGAGAATATCATATCTCAAAAGAAGTTGATATTGATACGCTCGGCGATAAATTAGGTCAGAAAGTGAACGAGCGCATACAAATACTGCCTACAGGGTCAACCACTTAACGGACAAAAAATATGTATAGATTTTATATAGATGATATTTTATTACCAATTGCGCCAAAGTCAATGAATACGAAATACCCTGACAGGAATGAAACAATAGATTTGGCAGACGGTAGAGAGTTTAACTTAATAAATCCGGTAGGACTTACAGAATACGCTTTTACCTTTGAATTACCTGCATTTCTTGATAAATACCCTTTTGCCCATCAAGAAACACCAACATTACATTTTACGCAAGGTTGGGAATTATTCAGATACTTACGGCAGTTAAAAACTGACGGTGATGTAGTTGTTTTTAAAGTTTTGCGTTGCATAGGTTCAAACGACCAACCATTTGATGAATTGCGCGAAGACAGGATAGCTATCGGTACTTTAGATACAGGTGAGGACGCAGTTGATTTAGGCAAAGATTTTAGCGTAAACATATCATTAAAAGTAACGCCTGATATAGGGAATCTCAAACTTGATAATTTAGAAATAAAAGACAATAAAGCAACCGGCACTATAAATCAAGAACGTGATATTACAGTAGCGAAAGGTTGGCAAACATACGTTGTACAAAAAGGCGATAGCCCCAATGAAATTGCGCGTAAATTATACGGTACAGCGAGCGCATGGACGCAGATTTATCAAGCAAACAAAGAAGCGATTGATAAACGCGCTGAAAAAGACGGAATGCCTAAAGGATATTTAGCTGCCGGACAGGTACTACAGATACCACCATATGCTAGACCGGTAACGCAGAAAAAAGCAACGAATAATAAACCAAAACCAAAGGCAAAAGAGACTGTAAAAGTACAGCCTAACGCAGCACTTCAAACGCTTGTAAATAATGATAAAAAAGGTAATTTAGATTGGGCTTATAAAAACCCTCTCGGCTGGCAATTACCTAATGCCGGATCACTCATAAGAAAGTAATATGATAGGAAACGATAACTTAAAAATATACGTGCAGAAAGTAAAAGACAACAGCCTTTGGGAAGTTAATGTCATAGATGGAGCAACGCTTGAACATAGTCGTTTTTTAACGCCAAGCGTCTTTAAATGCTCAATCATCAATGATGGTATATTTGCTGTAGAGTCCGGCGATATAGTAACGGTTTTAGATCACGGCATAAATATTTTTAAAGGGAAAATATTCACAGACGGGATAAATGAGAGCCGAAAAATACCAATAGTTGCTTATGACCAGATATACTATTTAAAAGAGGGCAAAGATAGCTTCTTATATACGAATAAATCCGCCGGTGATATTTTAAAGCATTGGATACCGTATTTCAATTTAGTTGGTGGTGATATTGTAACTAACAGCTATAAGATACCAAAGCGCGATGAGTGGGATAAAAGCATTATAGACATGATCGGATATGCTATAACCGAAACTGTAATCCGCAGTGAAGAAATGCTAATCCTCTATGATAATGCCGGAAAGATAAATTTGCAATATTTACGTGATTTAATCATTGATGATTTTTACATCAGCGTTGATAATAGCCGCAGTTGGGATTATACAAGCTCTATAGAAGATGGCACATATAACCGCGTGAAATTGGTTTATAAAAATGAAGAGACCGGCAAGGCAGAGAGTTATATAGCAAAAGATAGTGAGAATGAAAGAAAATGGGGAT